AGAGCATGACCAAACGAATATCGTTTTGGTGAAGCAACCATTGATACTAATTTTGTTTTATTAAAAACTGCTTGTTCTTTTGCCCATGGAAGATTACTTCCTGCTGGACAGTATCTTACATTTGGATGCTTACCTACCCAATCCATCTCTGACGTAAATACCAAATCATAAGAATCGCATATCTTATCAAATTCTTTTTCCCATATATCTCTGGGAAAACTCATAAAATGAAAAATAGCACGGGATTCGCATACCCATGCTATTTTACGTTCTCCTGGTTTTTTCTGATATGTCATTCCCACAGGAATGGCAGAGTCAATGAATACTTTTACTGGAAAATCTTCAGCAGTCCAATCAAAATTTTTAGGTTTAAGATCAGAACACGATGAATGTTCGATAAGAAAGGGAGCACCGATAGCTTGCATTTTCTTCATAATATAAACTCCACATGTATTTATATCACTTTCCTATATGGTACTTAGGAATTAGAGTCCATTCTTTCTTTTCTTTATGTGGAATTATCTTAAGACGTGCTAGAGAAAGTTGTGGTTGAGCATACTTAATAGGATCTACCACATCAATCAATCCCCACTCAACTAATAATTTGACGATGGTATTTCTTCTTCCCAAGTCGTCTTCAGACATATCTGAATCCAAACCATCAAGAACAAACATTTCCTTAAAATGCATAATAGCATATCTACCTCTTTTGTGTAGTATGTGACACGATTGATATAACTTTTTATCATTCTTAGAAGAGACTCCAATACGAGTTAGAGTTTCTTTGACTTTCAAAAAGTCTTCTTCGTTTTTTAATCGTATTTCCACACCCAAACCTTCAAAAATATCTTCTGTCATAATATACTCCCATATTGACAGAAAATATTTATATTTTTACCGTTTTTGACCACCTTTTTGTATAAATTGTTTAAGATCTTCGATGGAAACTAGATCTAAAACTTCCCTTGCTCTTTGATCTGAATATCCATATACTTCTTTAATTACCTCTATATCTTTATTTTCTTCGGGTTTTATCCATTTAGAAAACCTCTTTTTCTTTGAAATCGATGAGAGAAGGTAATCATATTGCATTTTTTTGTCCAAACCAGAAACCTGATTCATGCGATTGGCATAAAATATGGTATCTGGAAAATAAGAAAAACACTTATTAATTACGAAAGGAACATATTCTTTTTCAATCCTTGGGTCGGATGTGAAAAGATTTTCCTTTGTTTGATTTATTGAATTTAGTATATCAGATAACATATTATTTAAAAGCACACGACATCATGAGTTGGACGAGACAAGCAACCATATTGATCTCCTGATCCGCAACAAACGCGCTACGATACTGTGCCTCCGCTAGAATCAAGATTGCCTCTGGAATGCTTTGGTTCTCAAGAACCTCTCCCAAAGCATCGTAGATTTTTCTATAAACCTCCTGTGGAGAAGTTTCAGCATTCAATGCTGCCCATCTACGAACCCCAGCAAAGTCTTTATTGCGAAGAGATGTGACAAGATTCTTGATTTCAGAATCGGTCACAGAAGTCAATATACCCACATCAATCGTCCCAGAAACACTATATCTCTGAAGTTCGTTCAGAATACGACGCATGTCTGGGAAATGCTTAGTGATTAATTGACCAAGAACCTTCTTGTCAAACTTAATACCTTCAGAATTAAGAATGAACATACATCGCTCCATCATCTTGGCAGCGATCTGAGGTTTTTCTGAGGTTGGAAGAACAAAATCAATACAGGTGCATCTAGAGTGAATCGGTTCAATGATTCGTGACTTATAATTGCAAGTCAGAATAAACCGACAATTGTTGGCAAACTCTTCAATTGCACCTCGAAGAGCGGGTTGAATGCTATTAGCATTTGAATAATCAAACTCATCTAGAATTACTACCTTCTTAACGTCCCCACTCAGAGATACTGTGCTGGCAAACTGGCGAATCTTAGTTCTGAGTGTATCAATATTTCCTTCTTCAGAGCAGTTAATAAGGATCCAATCAGATCCCATCTCATTACAGAGTGCCTTGGCAACAGTTGTTTTGCCAACACCCGCACTCCCAGAGAACAGTAAATTTTGTGGTTCTCCTTTAGCAACCATGTCGCTAAAGGTTGACTTTAGCGACATGGGAAGAACACATTCTTCAATAGTTTTTGGTCGATACTTTTCGACCCATAGAAAGTTTTCAGGTTTCATATTATGAATCATACTTTGATGTATTTGCTTCCATAGCAAACCAATACTTGAGAGAAATATTCTTGTTTACAAATTCACCAACAATGTTCTTGGCAAAATTTACCTGATAATCTCCAGGAAGAATCTTAATATTCTCCATCTTAAAGTTAAACATAAAGTCAGGTCCATTCCAATTCTCATCAACCACAACCTTGTAAGTATTAGTCGTTGGATCGCTGAGATCTGAAACCATTGCTACAATATCAGTATCATCTACAGTAAAGGAGAGATCTGGAAGTTGCATTACAGATGCTGCCTTCTGAAGTTCGGAAAATTGTTTTTCCGAAAGATTGATACCAACATTGACTGCTGGCATATTCACATCTTTAGTTGGAACTGTGAGTAAACGAGGTTCTGAATAGTAATAATTTACTACTGAACTACCCCCGTTTTTAATTTTAACACTCTTCTCACCAAAAGAGAAATTTGGAGAATTGAACAAACTAATAACTCCAAGAAATTTGTTCAAATCCCAAATACCAAATTCAGTATCAAATGTTTCCTCTACAGTTGCTACTGCCATACCATTCTTAGAAGGTGTAATTGTTTTGATTACATTTCCTGGTTTTACCAGTAGATTTGAATTTAGACTTGAAAAGTTTTTAAGAATTGATAATGTATTTTTCGAAAAGGTCACAGTATTCATATTTTATCTCATGAAATTATCTTCAAAATCGTCATCTTCAAAATTATTTTCTACATAATTTCTAAGTTTTTGTTTTGATTTATTTTTCTCAGAATCTTTTTCTTTGCGAGAAACTGATTTTAATTGTTTCGGTTTAAATTTTTCTTTAGAAAAATCTTTTCTAGAATCGTCACGGTTCATCTCAACATTATACTCCTTTTTATCTTACAATTCAACCCAAAACTGATTGGATTCTTCTTTAACATAAGTATATAAAATTCCAGTGGATGGAACATACCATCGATCACCCTTTGCTGCATTTGCAGGAGGTAGTTCGGAAATATAAAAGGCATCATCACTTCCTAAACTTCTCCAACTTTCATTTCCCTCAATTGTTCCAGGAATAGAAAATATGTTTGGTTTAATGGCAACATATTTTCTATTATTTAATTCTACAACGTCACCAATTTTGTACAAATACCGATTTCCATCAGCATCATATTGGCGATATTTCCCTCTAAAATTAACTTTATCTGAAGCATTCATCATCAATTATTTATCATTTTACTAAAATTATTTTTCTTTTCAAATGAAATTAATGTAGAAAACTTATCAACTAACTGATCTGCCTTATGACTAATCACATAAACATTTGCTTTATCACTTATTACTTTAAGTAACTTCATTAATTCATCCATACCAACAGAATCTAAAGATGAATCAAAAACTTCATCAAGGATCAGTAAATTACAATTTACACTATTTTTAAGTCTTGCAATTTCTCTCCATGCTAGTAACAAAGCAAGATCGATTCTCATCTTTTCTCCCTCACTAAAATTCATATAACTAAAGTCATCTCTATGTCTAGACTTAATTTGTTCTTTGAATTCTTCATCTAAGTTAAACTGAACAAAAAAATCCATAGAAGATAAAAACTTATTAATAAATTTATTCATATGTGGTAAATAATACTTTATTATTTTAGTTTTAACCCCATCATCTTTGAGAATATCACTTGCCAAATTGTGATACATCAACTCTTCAGAGTGTTCAGTTCTTTCTTGTTCTATTGCTGTTAAACCGCCTTGTAAAGAAACTAATTTATTTTTCTCTGCTTCTATATCACCGACAAGTGATGATTTATTCATTGAAGATTCTATGCGTTTGATCTCTTTTTCGTGTGCTTGTATTTCACTTTCAATTTGATTTCTTTCTGTTAGCAACCTTCTTGTTTCAGTCAATCCGATTTCAAGTTGTTCAATCGAATTTTCTTTATCTTGAATTATTTCTTTTCCGTGAACAATAGATTCATCTATATTTGAAATTTCAAGATTTGTATTAAGAATTTTTTCTTTCTTTATCTTTTCATCTAAATGTTGAGAGCACACAGGACAGTTTTGATTTTCTCTAAAGAATAGAATTTCTTTTTCTTTTTGTTTCTTTTGTGATTCAACAGAGGCGAGTTTCTTTTCTATTTCTTTAACTTTATCTCTTTGTTCCTTCAAACTAATTATTAAATCATCAACATAATCTTGAGAGTATATGGTCAAACCAGAAGCATATAGATTGCTTTTTAAATCATTACAAATAGATTGAAGTTCAGTTATGCGATCAATTTTAACTTGATTATCTTCGTTGTTTTTCTTTTCAAGAGTAGAAATAAAAGTTATTTGAGTATTTATTTTATTCTTTTCAATTTCTATTTTTGTATTTAGTTCTTTTATATTTTCTTTGAGGGAAAGTATTTTTCCCTTTAACACAACATTCATAGTGCTAAAAATATTAATATCAAGAATATTTTCGATCACGGATCTACGTTCAGCAGATGAAAGTTGCATAAACGGAACAAACGATGAACTACCAAGTATTACTACTTGAGTAAAAGTCTTATAATTCATCTTTAAAATTTGTTGTTCTAAAACTTCTTGATAATCTATACTTTTGGCATCTTGATTAACCAAATCTCCATTTTTATAAATTTCAAATAAACGCGGATTGATTCCACGTTTGACTAAAAATTTATCAGCACCTTTAGAAAATTCTATTTCAACAATACATGCTTTTTCGTTAATAGAGTTTACAAGTTGAGGAATATTAATTTTTCTAAATGGTTTTCCAAATAAAACAAAAGTAATAGAATCTAAAAAAGCAAATGATTTACCACTTCCATTATTTCCACAAATAAGAGTAGTATTATTTTGATTCAGTGTAATTTCAGTAAAATTATTACCAAAGGAACCAAAATTTTTAAATCTTACCTTTTCGAAGATTATCATTCGATAGTCCTACCTCTAAATTCTGTCAAATCGTCATTACCTTTAATAATTTGAGGTTTTATATTTTCTTTATTTTTAGAACATGATGTACATCCACCTTGACCATAGGTGGCAGGAATTCCTTCAGAAACATCATTTCTTTTGTCCAATTTTTTCTGTCTTTCAAAACTTCTAAATTGAGATTCCCCATAATATAATGTAATCTCTTCATCCTTTTCTATATCTCTAAGTGCTATTATTTTAACTCTTTTAAATGGTTTTTCAATCAAAAGATGGGCATTTGGATATTGTGAATGATTATACATCATAACATATCCAGGTGCTATAAACATGGTTTTTCCATTTGTCTTACACATCTCACAGTCACATTCCCATTCACGAGCATGACGATTCAACACCCAATCGTTGATTGTGTTTTCTGTGGTATCCAAAATAATCGCAAGTGTTTCTTCTATAGTTTCTCCCATTTTGATATCTCTAGAGGAGAAAACACCATAACCATATATTTTAGATTTTTTAAGATATACATCAGTTGAAGAGAAAGATTCAGGAAGACTAAACTTTCCAATACTTTCTGTATTTTTTCTGACCATGTAACCATAATAATGGGAATGTGAATTCCGAATTATATGTCCAGTCTTTTTATCAATTTCTAATCTTTCATTTTCTTTCTTTATGTCTTCTTCTGTTTTATTAAAATTAACTTCTTTTGAATTTTCAATTTCAGGAATCATATAGTTAAACTTTCCATATATAAATCTTTTATCAAAGTTTTTAACTTTGATTTGTCAATGTCACGTTCAATCGCATCAACTTCTCTACCAATAATACTCATTGTATCTTCAGATTCATCAAATTCAACTGTTGATGATTTTTCTAATTGATCTTCGATTACAGATAAATCTTGGATTCCTTTGTTCCACAGGGCATCAATAAATTTATCAAATATTTCTTGTTTTGCTTTACTTCTGACTGTAACTCGAACAAATCCTCCCTTTAGATTTGTTTCATTTATAAATTTCGCAATACGTTTGATTTCATCCACAGAAGAATCGTCATAGACAAAAATATGAAATATATTATTATCATTTTGTATAAATTCCATTTCATCGATTTTTGTATCATAGACATGAAATCCTTTTGTTGAATAAACATCAGAAAAATTCATTTGATATTGTGTACCAAGATAATGAATGTTTCCTTCAGATTGTTTAATATGAAAATGCCCAGACAGTACCTTATCGAATCTAGAGAATACAGATATGTTAAAACCTCCCTGATGTTTAACTCCAGGGATTACTTGGAAACCTACAATTTCGAAAT